CCAGCCGTGCGGGGCTTGGCCGTCAGCATGTGACCCAGGGCTATTTCAGTCTTGAAGCTGGTGTCCATCAGTTCATGCCGAGGCGGCTACGGGTGGCGCGGGATTGCTGCAGGCGGCGGAGGGTGCGTTGTTCGCCTTGTGTGGCGCCTTGCTGGGCGGCTTGTGCCATGCCAGCGCGGAACTGGTCGGCGGTGACGTAGTCAACGGAGTTGATGCGTTCCACGGTGTAGCGCACGTCGATGGCGGCTGGTGCCATTGTGGCGGTGCCGCCGCCGCTGCTGGTGTCGTCGCCAGCCGGGATGACCGCAGAGCCGCGCGCGCCAGCAGCATACCGGCTCATGGCGGAGCGCATCTTGCTGGCGGGGATGATGTATTCGGATTCACCGCCTTCGCCAACCACGGCGCTAGTAGGACCTGTAACGAAGCCGCCATCGGCAAAAAAGGCCGGGAAAGTAGCTCCCCCAAAAGATGGTCCTATCGGCGTAATACCGCTGACTCCTCCGTAACCCGCACCGCCAAGGCTTCCGCCAATTCCTCCAAGCGGACTCGAACCAGTGGAAAGTGCATTAGTACCAGATAGATTGAAACCTATGCCTAAGGCTTTTAGTATGCTGCCAAGAATAATCATCGTCATCTGCTGAGCGATGATGTTTACAGCCATATTTATGAAGGCATCTCCGATCTGCTGGAATGTGTCTGCCAGTGCTTGCTCTGTAGATTTTGCGCCGCTAATAATTTCACCGAACGCAAGACTAAAGGCATCCCCAATTACGGTTGCTCCTGTTGCAATACTGTCTACTTGGACTTTTACAGGATCTAAATTTTGTTTTAATTCCGACAATTTATCGAAAATACCTGCTGCGGTGCCGCCTTCACGGCTGACACCAAAATTGTAACCTTGAATTATTACATCAAATAACTTTTCGGCTTCGTCTGTTTGTTTCTTAAGCGCTTCGGTCTGAAGATCAATCAGCTCTAAGCGCCGGATTTCTTGGTTTTGAGTTGTCAAAGACGTACGCTGTTCAGCGTTTTTAAGTTCTGAAATTTGTTTCTGCCTGTTCTCGAAGTCAAACTGAATTTGAAGACGCTTACGCTCAATGTCTGTGGTTGTGTTTAGTAGTTGTACTTGCCGTGCAAATTCTTGGGCCAAGGCTCTGCCTTGTTCCAAGGAACGTTGGAGTTCTTCGGCTGTTTTGTCTTTCTTGGCTTTTGCACCTCCTCCCCCTCCACCGGGAGCAGCTTGGGCCGGTGCGTTAATTTTTTGTATTTGTGCATTCGGAGTAGCTGCAGGCGCACGCAAAATACCGCTTTCATAACCAAAACGTTGTAATTCGTTACGTATTAGCTGTTCCCGGATTATTTGAAATTCTGCTTGTGCCCTAGGAGAGATAATGTTAGGGCCCGCTGCCAGTTGACGCCCGCGCGCTTGGCTAGGGAAACGACGAGAAGCCATGCTCATAGCTTCTGTTTCTATTTGTTTTAGTTTTTCGGGACCTATAATTTTTCCGCTTTGTTTTTGGATACGAGTTCTAAGTAGTTCAGTATTTATTGTTTCTGTTAAAATGTTCAGTGCCAGTGTTGCTTCACGTATAATCTGGTTTATAGCTGGTGAAAGGGTAGTTAGTAAAGCAGATGCAACATTGCTAACCGCTGTTGCTGTATTACCTAAAGCTACCTGAAAATCTTCAAAAGCTGTCTTTGGTTTTTGTCCTGCTTCTAAACCTTTGTTGCCCATAGATACTAAAGTATCTGCTAAACTTTGCACTGAAATTTGACCATCTTTTGCCATTGCTAGAATGGCGTTACGACTGACTCCGTATTTCTCTGCTAAAGCATCTTGAATAGGAATACCTTCGCTAGTTAGTTGATTCAGTGTAGCTTGAGTTACTTTTCCGGATTCTAAAGCGGAAGTAAAAGCATTAGATACTTTAACTATATTTCCGCCATACGTTTCCGTTAAAACACTTACAAGTTTTATAGCATTTCCTTGCTCTTCAAGGCTTAATCCAAGTCCTCGGATATTTTGAACAGCGGCGGTAAATTTATCTGCGTCTTGTCCAGCGAGTTTGAAAGCCTGCTGTAGTTTTACTGTCTGCTCTGCGCTGAACCCTATGTCGGAGGCTAGTTCTTTTATTTTACTTCCTTGTTGAGCGATTCCCCCTAATAACGTACCCAACAAGGATCCAGCAAAACTTCCGCCTGGACCTAGTAAACCTCCGGCCAGACCACCTATTGCACCCCCTGCTGCAGCGCCTCCACCTTGGCCGAACAGCAAAGGAAAGGCACCGCCAATAACAGCGCCGCTGACTGCACCACCTAGCCGGTTTCCTGTAGCACGTCCGGCGGTAGTAGCAGGTGCACGGATGCCAAGCTCTTTGCGTCTTGTTTTAATAGCTAACTGTAAAGATTTTTCGGCTTTTTCTGCTGCGGCAACAGATTGTATGTACAAATCTATGGATTTTTTCTGGACATTAGTACCTATAGCTGCTGAACGCATTGCGCGTTCGGACTGACTAACTGCATCTGTAAAGTTAGTAACACTAGCAACCACAGCACCTTTAAAAAGTGCTTGCTTGTTTATATAGTCAATACCAGCAGATAGACTGTTTATCTGTGCCTGTAATTTTGTTAGTTGGGTAGCGCCGCGGACGGCAATCTCAATGTCGGCTCTGTAGGCCACGGCGCCGCTACTAACTGGTACTTCAGTTTACGACAGAAAAAAGCCGCCGGGGTTAGCGGCGGCGTTTGGCCTTCTCCAGCTCTTTTTGCTGGTCCTCGTTGAGGATCTGGAAGTAGGCGCTCCAGCCGATCAGTTCTTCGGCGGTCATGGTGGCCCGGACTGCGCTGAGGGACATGCCTAGCTCTTTGGCGACTCCGAACTGGAGCATGAGCCAGTTGTCCTTGCGGAGTTCGGTGCTTAGCTCTTTGGGTCGATGGGCTCGGCGTCGTCGGTGATAATGGCCAGCATCAGAGCCTGGAGGTCCTTGTCCTTGACCTCGTTTTTGAGGACGTCGATCTCGCCCGGGCTGAAGAGCTTGGTGCCCGAGTCATCGAGGGCCTTGGTGATGAGGAGTTGGAGGGCGAAGGCGGTGGCGTCGTCGGACTTGGCTTGCTTTTGGGCGCGTTCGCGCTCGGCCATGGTCAGTGGGGTGACCCACATCTCGAAGGTGCTGCCGTCGCTGAGTTCGACGGACTTTTTGACGGGCTCCAGGTTGGCGGCCTTGCGGAGGCGGTCGATTGCGCGGACTGGAACAGGCATAAAAGCGACTGTTGGATGTTTTTACTGTAGCGCAATAGACACGAAAAAGCCCCGGTTTCCCGGGGCCGTAGGGTGTTCCAGGTGGTGGATCAGGACTGGGCGAAGTCGAAGGTGGGAATGCCGGCGGGGCGGAAGTTGACGGTCACCGATTGGGCGTCGTCGGGGTTGATGTTGAGGCTGGCCGAGGTCAGCACGGCGTCGAAGGAGATCGAGCGGCTGAGGGTGTCGCTCAGGTTGCCGCCGCTGAAGACGCGGTCGGTGTAGAGCTTGAAGGCGGCGCCATTTTGTTGGCGTTGCAGGACGTCCTGAATCATGCGGTTGGACAGGGCGGCGTCTTCGTTGGTCATGTAGACCGTGGCGGTGCCGGTGCCGTCGCCGAAGCCGCTGATGTAGGTGCGGAAGGGGACGTATTGACCGGGGGTTTGGCCGATCGTGGTGACGTCGATTTCCTGGCGGCTGATCTCGAAGCTCCAGTCGCGGACTTGGCCGACGACGGCGAAGTCGGCATAAGCGACCTGGAACTCGTTGGGGGCGGCAAGGGTGCCATCATCGGTGATGTCAACGGATGCACCGCCAGCGGTGGCCGAGACTTTCAACACGCCGGTGCTGGCGGTGTAGGCGATGACGTAGTAAGTCGTTGTTGAGGGGTTGGTGTCGAGCGGGGCGGGCAGCGTGCCGGTGCCGGAGCCGCCGGTTTGGCTGTTGACCACGCTGAACTTGACGGGGTCGCCGACCTTGAAGTTAAGGAAGGTCTGGACGACGATTTCGTCGCTACCTGCGGTGACGTTGGCTTCGCCGAACGTTCCGGTGGTTCCAGCGGGTTTGTAGTAGAGGGCGCCGGACGTGCCGGACAGGACGGTGGTGGCCATGGGGCGTACCAGTAAATGTCGTGGTGGGGGCGGGCACTGCCCGGCTTAGTACAGATTAGCGTCTTCTGTACTGTGTTTCTAGGAAAGAACTGTGGCGACGTAGCTGGTGTCTATTCTTCCCATGAACAGAGGAGAATCTTCAGTGGCGGAAAATGTGGGGCCGTTTATCTCACCGACGCGGAAGTAGACGCCTGTTGAAGGCTTTGCGGTGTTGTTGATGGTTTCGAGGACGTTGACTGCGGTGGTGATAAGGGTTTGGTTGCGGGCCGGGCCTCGCCCCTTTTCGGTGAAGATGCGGATGATGATGGCGCCACGGGCGT